TCAATATGAACACACCCTCGCTCAATATGAACACACCCTCGCTCAATATGAACACACCCTCGCTCAATATGAACACACCCTCGCTCAATATGAACACACCCTCGCAAATAGACGAAGAAAAAGGTGAAGACATAGAAAAACTATCAGAAAATATAGTCAAAGAGCAATCTAACCTCGTTCAATATGAACAGGGGTCCGCTCAATATGAACGAGGGTGCGCTCAATATGAGCAGGGGTGTGTTCATATTGAACGAGGGTCCGCTCATATTGAACAACAGAATAAGATATATATAGATAATATAGAGAATAAAGAGAATCATAACGAACGAAATGAGTTTAATAAAGAAACTGATATGAAGATTTTGGAATGGTTCAATTCTCGTGACTTATCTTTTCCAGATCTTTCTTCTTCTGATTTTGAAACTATCATTAACCTTCCAGATTTTGCCGATAATGATTTTGATATGGCAATAAGAGAAGTTTGGGGATACTTGCAATATGATGAAGACTCTCCAGGTAATTACATTCCAGCTGAATATTTCAAAGATATTCTTTACCGTGCTTGGAATGATTTAAAAACTATCAATCCGGATTTCTCTCTTTCGGAACAAGACATGAAGAATATTTTTGGATTCGATGTTGAGATGCAGAATGGAGAACCTGTATGTTATGTGACTCCCAGTAAAATTAAAAACATCAATCAATCTCCTTCATCTTCCAGAAAAATTAAACGGAAGGGAGTAGGGGACCGAACCTCCAGATTAATATTTCTTGAATCTATCCGACAAGTCGCTGAAAGAGATACGAACATGTTGACAGATGCCGAATATGCAATATGGCTTATGATTGAGTTTGTGAAAGAACGGGAAAGTAATCAGCAACCTCGTCCATCAGAAGTGACGAAAGCTGCTTATGAAGATTTGCTTAAACGTTTCTCGAACGAATCGAAGGTGCCTGTAGAAGATTTGAGAACCCTATGGAAAGAACTTCCTCAAAAAAATACAGTTAAACTGCATCCTCAACAGTTGTCAGTTGATAAGATTATAAGCTATAACGTGCAGGTAAATCAGGCAAGTGATGTGGAGGAGCTTTATAACAAAAAGGTGGCAGAACAACCATGAATCTTTCTGCCACCTTCCAGAACCCTTTTCTTTAGCCGGACTTGATTATCTTATTTCGGGTTCGGCTAAAAAATTTCTTCTAATCTCCATTTCTTCGGACAGTATTCTAATTGCATCTTTCTCTCTTCGGAAATAATTGCCTGCCAGATAACGTTTATTGCTTGTTACAGTTTCTTTTTCCACATCTGAAGTAACTTGCATCTTATCTGTGATATACCAGTAGCGGTCTCCTTTAGATACTTTCATGTTCAAAGGCTCAATGCGTTTTAAAAAATGATTCCATGTCTTACCAACCTTAGCCAATTCTACATCCAGGGCTTTTCTTTGATAATCTGCTGGCTTGAAAGTTGTAAACGAGAAATCATCTGTTTTCCCCAGATACTCGTTCATGCTGTATTTAACCGGTTCCCCTTTGATAACATAACAATACATAACGATGTCTCCAGAGGATTTATCTGCAAGTCTTACGACTCCATATCCTTCTTGACCTGTTTTATGGTTATGGAAGCATACTAAATCACATGATTTGGGAATATATTTATCGCTTATTACGAAAAATGGGTTGCCAAATTCTTTTCCTTGTTTATCTAAAATTGAATAGAGGCGATTTAAGGCGTTTTCTCCAGCTGGGGTTATAATGTCTACAGGTATTGTTATTTTGTCGAAATTAGGCGTGTTTCCGTCAATTCTAAGGCATATTAAAACAGTATTCACATTCCCTTCTTGTACCAAACCTATAGAATCGTTCCATTTTACTGCATCTCCAGCTCCAAATCCTTTGTCAAACCAGTTGGCAAATGTAGCGTAATCGAGAGCTTCAGGATCGTCTGAATAACTGGAAGGTACATGCAGCTTAATATTATATTCTGTTTTGCAATAAGAACTGATTCCTTTAAAGTCTATCTCAGACTTATATTTTCTTTTTCTTAGAAAATGCTCTACTTGTTTTTTAGTTTTCATATTTGGATAAAATAATCAATTGTTAGGCAAATGTAATATGATTTTTTGATAAACGTCAATTTGGATATAAAAATTTAGCTTAATTACCATAAAACGAGACTGAAAAAATAGGTGGCTGGAAAAAATCAGAAAACTTATATATTGAATTTTTATATCATTGTCAATTTGAATATATTGGGAAATAATTATTTCTCTGTATTATAAAAATAAAGTTAATAAATTGATGCTGGGATAATTACAGAATCTCTACTTCCAGATTCGATATATTATAAAATTAATGTTAGAAATTGGAGATAATTTTATTGTATTGAATAACGTGGTCTGGAAGAGAATTGGCTTTTTGTACTATGATCGACTTTTGAAAAAACGAGATTGAAAAATCAGGTCGGATTATATATACGGTATTCGCTCCATAATTGACCGGCTCTGCCTTCTTTTTTTTATATTTTTTATTGCCATATTGCTGTAAATCAGTTAATTATATTGTTTCACTAATATACAAAAGTGAAACAAATGTGCTTTTGTTCTTTGTTTTGCCTATTCTTTTGTTTTTGATACTCTTTTGAAATTATTACAAATTTACCCTTTTGTGTATGTGATTTGTTCCCGTTCCTTTTTGCATCCAGGTAACAACATCTCGCGCGCGTATATGTGTGCGTATGTGTGTATGTGTGTCGTGATTTGCCCTAATAAGTAACCACGCATACACGCACGTGTGTTGGGAATGCTTATTTAATTGATTATCAATTGTTTATAGACGGTATTCTTTGTTGTATATTTATATATTGCTGAAAATCAGATGTTTATAAATTATTTTAGTCTTAAAATGAAAGTTTTTGCTTATTTATTTTGTGGGTATAAAATAAATACCTATCTTTGCAACGTCAAGTTAAGATAACGGCTACTTGATAAAGTGTTTACTTTCCGTTTTGGTTTTATCTGTAAACCTACAAAAAGCGAAAACCGCAAACAGATACGAGATAATAAACGTAATTAATAACCGTAAAAACAAGAAGTAAGAAACGGACAAAAGAAAGTAGTACATAAAAGCAAAAGGAGTGCGAAAGCGAAAGCAAAAGCGCACGCCCAGACATAAAACGGGATGTTTTGTGAACGGGGAAAGAATACCCATAACTGTAATGGTCAGTTATTAAAGATTGTCATGCAAACCGTCGCTGGCACTATGGGGGAGCTATATACATAAGTCTGCTACAAAAGCGTGCCATAGGTGCGTAGCTCCATGCAGCAAAAGGGAAAAGCGTGGGCTTAGTGCCATAAGTGTGCCTGTCACACTTGCATACCGAAAAACGGATGTCTGCGCAAAGGTGTGAAAATCTGCCCCTAATGCGAACTGAGAAAAGGTGAGCCAAAAGTGCGTGAAAACGTAAAACTGACTCTGTCGAAAGTGTGCCCAAGTTGCACCACCGTAATCACCAACGCAACGCAGCCCTAACAGTGAAGAAGTGTATGCCAAAAGTGTGCTTTAACGGTAACGATGGAAATTACCTACCACATAGGCGAAAGCGTATGTAAAAAGCTGCAATTCAATCGGTTTGGTTGCAGTTGGTGAGCACTCATACACAGGGCGCACGGCTCCGTTGCGCTGTTAGTGACGGGCAAAAAGTTGTACATAGAGTGTGCTGGATAGGTGAATGTCCAGTATGCTCTGATTGGGCTTTAACGCAATCGAAAGCGTGTAAACGTTTTCGGTGGTGCGTTCCTATTTTGGTAGGTCGGGGTTCGATTCCCCGATTGCCTACAATGCGCTATTGCAGAAAATTCCTAAAAAACAGTAATCATGGGAACAATTAGTAGGTATAACAGTGTACAATTTGAGAACTTAAACGCAAATGAGTTGGTAGGCGTAACTTTGGTGTATAAGAGTGTAAATCGTGACGGAGAAACGCATTATTCAGGACTGAATTTTGCCGGTGATGAATACACGCCAAAGGATAAGACACAGGACGAGATTTTCCGCGTGTGGAAGAATGTGGTAGCTACGTTCTGGACTGTGAAAGCGGTGGAAGCTGGGCTGCGTGAAGATAATGGTGGTATTGCATCCAAATTGCGTAGCGGTACACCGGCTGAAATCATAGTGCGTACAAGTGATTGCAAAGTGTCAAAGAAGTGGGATGTTGAGGGAAGTGTATGGAGCCGTATTGGTTTGGTGCCTACAAAGAAAGACCTGGATTGTGCAGCGCGTGATTTTAAGAAGAAAATTCATGCTGCTACAAAAGCATCTTTCGATGCTCTGAAATTCCGTTTGAACTTTGAAGAAGTAGCCGCAAAAGCCGCTGACTATTATGAAATCTTGGGTGTGAAGCATGATGCTACGGAAGCGGAAATTAAAGCTGCATACAAACAAGCTGCTAAATCTGCTCATCCTGATGCCGGTGGTTCCAATGAAAAGATGCAAGAGGTAAATGCAGCATGGGAAGTGCTGGGAAACGCTCAAAAGCGTGCGGAATATGATGCGCGAATGGCTGCATAACTAAAGAACTGGTAAGTCATAACATATATAGCACGTCTGGAGGTGAATATAGGCGTGCTATTTCTATGGGTAAAACGAACGTGGAAGCGTAGCGTGCAAGAAGTGCGAGTCTTTGTTACCCACTTTAATTGTGGCATGTACTTTTGAGTGCGTGCTATTTTTGTGTCTGATTGTAAACCTTTAAAAAATAAAGCATGAAACGAGCAAGAATCCAAAGAACGAGCGTGAAAATCATTTCTACCTCTTGTGCAAATATGACATTCTATTTGCCTAAATCTCAAAATGTTACCGTGAAGCGAAAAACTGTGTATGATTTATTTAAAGCGTAAATCTATGAAGAAGTATGTTGTGGTATATAAGCGGAAAAAGTATATCAAAGTAGCTACTGCAATTGGTAGTAAATTCTATAGAATCTTGGTAGTTATATGCCTGTTGTTTTCCTGTATTGCGATAAATGCCAAAACTGTAAGGGTATTTACAGGAAACATACAGCGCGTGGAGAAGACTATGAGAATAGATGGAAACACTTACTTCCTAACATTGAAAGATGGTACCATGTACCAACTAGAGGATGAGAAGCAATATAGTATTGTATTGGGGAGTTGGAAATATTTCAAGTTTATAATGATTGATGTGAAAGATAATGGCAAAAAAGAATGATATAGCCAGTTTCTTCTACTATATGTGGAATTGCTGGGATGAGCATGAATGTGCTGTTGCTTTTGAAAAAGCCGAATGTGGATGGAGGCATTTATGGAATAAGTATCGTGAATATAATAGTCAAAATGGTCATTATGGAGCGGTAGAAGAATTTTTCGCCAATTTGGATGACAGGAATCAGAACTTACTTGTAGAGCGTGCACTGGAAATGTACAGCGGTAAAAAACGTATCAAATGAAAAAGATATTCAAAGTAATCGTGGGATGTGTTATTGTTATACTAACATTAAAAGCTTGCCGCTTGAATTATGTGTGCGATGTAGTCGATAGCATCCCAAAAGAAATCCGAGAGCGCATAATTACAGAGCATCCCGAATGTGCCAATATTGATTTGTTGGTGAAATTCTGGGAGACTAAAGGAGATTCCCTTGTTTCTGAAATTGCTAAGGAACAAATATATGACTGTGAACTTACCGAGTATTTGAAACTCCATCCTGAAGAGAACAATTAATATCAAGACAATAATGGAAACAAAAGTGTGTAAAGAATGTGGTCAGAGTTTGCCCAAATCAAATTTTTCTAAGAACAAGGCAACCAAAGATGGGTTGGCAAACTATTGTAAGAAGTGTGACAAAGAAAGAAGACGCAAATCCAGTGGGGGCATAACTCAACAAGGAGTAAAAGCTACTCTGAAAATGTCTGACTTTGATGACAACATGTTGTTTGCTGAATTGCGTAGACGTGGATACACTGGAGAATTACGTTATTCCAAAGTAGTAAATATATAGGTATGTACACAAGTTATGGCTGGGAGTTGACTAATCTTTTGCAGGGACAAGATGAAGAATATCTGCTTGAAGTGTTAACGGAAAATTACAGACGTTTGAGAGATGTGCCAGATCATCTTATTGTGACATTGCTTGAATACCGTGGTTATACTGGGAGATTGATAAAAAGTGAAAATTAAAATAAAGAAGTATGATACCAGAAATTATCGAACAAATGCGCAAAGAGTTATACGATACTAAATTGTGCATCTCTGATTTCGAGAAGTATGATTTGAAAACTCTTGAAAAGACTAATGAGCCATTTTTTTGGTTAGTGCGCACACACGGAACACATCTGTGTTTTATTGGCCCCAGTGTAGAAAGTCTTTTTTCGTCAGAAAGTAACCGGTTTGCAATTATGAAAGATTCTCTTGCGATAATAGCAAGTATTGTTTATTGGGACGATTTGGACTATAATAAGTATTTTTATTGGGATGGAGCACAACTTCAAAAAGTATCTAAAGATAAGATTGTTTCAATATTCAATAATATCTGGGGAAGCCGGATACATCAACTTTCCATTCAATACCCTGAAGAGTATGCAGCCATAAACAAACCATTGGAATTTAAAATGTCCCCAGAAATATCAGAGCGTGTAAAAGAGGTCAAGAATATTGCTTCGGAATTGCAAGATTCAAGTTTTGAAGATTGCTTGAAAAGTCTACAAAAATGGGTGAGATTTGCCGTTAACCAACATATTGAAATATACGGTGATTTTGCGAAAAATAGCTTTGGATTCTCTGAGGTGGTAAATGGCGAACGCAAAATTTGCGGCGGGATAATTATGTCCCCAAATGCGACTGAAAGACGTTGGAGCATTCATACATAAAACTATTGTAATATGAAGTATTCAGTAAATCCTAATCTCAATGCTGTTATGAATAGTATTGAGAAACAATTGTTATCCAAAGGAAAGGATAAGCAAGAGAGTATTCAAATTATTAAGAGGTATATAAAATCATTTCCTAAAGAACCGGATTATAACTTGGCACAACATGGAGGTATGCTTGTTTCCCCTTATGATGTGAGAGAATTGAATATTAAATGCGGTTATAGTGCTGTTGTTCAGAACAAAATTTCTGACGGGAGAGTCTGGAGTATATACTTGTTGCAAGTAGGAAGAGTTGCAAGGGAACTTTTAAAAGCAAACGAACTATGAAAGTTATATCAGAAATTTCACTTCGAGATTTCAAATTTTGGAGTGGGGGTGAGGATCGGGCAAAGAACTGTACCGATGAACAACTGGATAAAATTGAATCCATAATGGAAAGTGATGCTCCTGAAAGTGGTTGGACCGATGATGACATAAATAATTTCTTTTGGTTTGACTTTGATACAATCGCAGACTGGCTTGGATATAAAGACGAAAAACATTTTGATGCAGGCGTTAGAGAAGATGATGTGAAAGAAGCGCAAGATTGGTTTGATGGTATTACAGACACCGAAGATATGATTGGTATTGCGGGTTTTGATAGGGAAGACTATATTTCTACAGATGAAGATGGGAAAGAAGAATTTGATGAAGATCTTGTTTGCTATGACTTTTCAAATTGGTGGGATAATATGGATGATATTGAACAAGTGAAAGAGTATCGTAAGCACGAGTAAAGTGTTATGGTAGAAATCCGGGTTCGATTCCCGGAACACTACATATATTAGTTGTTTCCATGTGTGTTGTTCGACATGTTTTTGTTTGAAGGGTGGCGCGATCAGAATGTTATTGTTCTGGTTGCGCCTTTTCTTTTAAAGTTAAAGCGAGTTAATATTCAAAAAGTGGACAACTATGGACACCATCAAAAAACTATTCGATAATAAAAACAAAAGGAAATATGCAAAAGGAGTTGTTAGAAATAGAGTTTCGTTATAATGACAGACCGATAGGTAGCCGCCCAGCTACTTCTTGTAGTAAGACAATTGCCATAGGTATATTTGATACTTTGGAAGAAGCAGTCAAGGCAGGTAATGAAACATTGAAGGTGTTGTCAGAACATTTCCAAGTAAGAGCAGATGACCGCTTTAAAGTTCGTGGTTTGTTTGGCACTCCAGATAGACTTGTTACAAATTGTTGCTATACAACTAAAGGGATTGCATATTTTGCAAGGATTACTCCTCTGAAATTTAATGATCTCTCTGAAACTATAGCAGAGACATTTAAAGCATACGATAGATACAGACAATATAGACGTGAACAAGAAAACGATGAATAATATGGATGTAATAGTCTTAAATCACAAAAACAAAGTGTCCTTGCAGGTACAGCATGTAGATATTGGTAGTTCTATTGATTTGCATTTTCCAAACGAAAATCAATCATTTGATGCTTTTCAGAAACTTCGTGAAATAGGTGTGAGATGTTTCCATGCTGGTAAAAATGCTCCTTGTGGAGCTTCTGTAATGATGTATTCTTATGGTAATGATAGTCTTCAACTTCAAATAAAGTAGTAAAATGGAAGAAAAGAAGTATATAAATATTGATAATATGGCGACACGCCTTTGTCAAATTCTCAAAGATGCACGTGAAAGCATGGTTGATGATGAAAATAAAGATTTTATCATGGAGAACTTTTCGGATGAATATCTGGAAGATTACAGCAATGTAATGGCTTGGAAATTTAATTCTGATATGAAGAAATACTTGCATAATCCGGACCACAGGATTTGTGGTAATTTCAATAACATTGATTATGACTACCCTTATCATATTTATGGAGAGGTTACATACGACACACCTCTTGTAAATGCTATGGTTGCTAGATTAGATGCCGGTGAAGACAGCGAACAAGCTAACGAGGACCGGGACTTTCTTGTTGACTGGTTCTTTGAAACTTTTGGAACATGGGGAATATCCTATAATTTCCAGTCAAATATATCAGAGTTCCTTTATATGGAGTTTAAAAACCAACAATCTTAAATCAATGAAAACAATAACATTGCAACTGTACACTTTTGATGAATTGTCGGAAGAGGTACAAAAAGAAATTATTGAGCGTGAACGCTGGAATATAATGGATCAGTGTATGGAGGCTTACGGTTCAGATTATGTAACGTCTCTAAGAACTTTCGAGAAATTGACAAATACCCAATCATGTAGTTGGAGTGTTAATTATAGCGGATACAATTTTAATTTTAAATATAATAATAATCCCATTTTTGAGTGTCCAATAGATTGCAGTAATGATATTTATGCAGAGGAATTATGTGGTAAACTATTATTTCGATATATCAATAATAATATTATGCCATACATTACACAAGGTAGATATTATTCATCTTCAGGCAAATATATAAATGAAAAATACACTTACAAATACAGACGAAGCCGTATTATCAAATCTGTAGGTGATGATTGTCCACTAACAGGTATGTGTTATGATTTCTACTTGCTTGAACCTATCATCAAATATTATAAAACTTGGTGCAGTTATCCGGACAACTTTTCGCTCACAGACTTAATAGAACAATGCTACGACAGTTTTTTCAAATGCTGGCATGAAGAATATGAGTATTGGGCCAATGATGAAAATGCAATCCGGGAGGAATTACATAACAACCAGTATGAGGACAGGTTGTATTATATGGATGGAAGAGTCTATAGTGGACCGTTAGATGATGTTGCATAATTAAAATTCAAAAAACAATGATACTCAATATAGTAAAAAATGGTACAGATTCTTCAAGTATTTTAGAATGCGTGAAAAAAACTTTCAATAGTTCTAAGGTAAATATTAAAACAGACTATGAAATATCTGTTGATATTGAAGTAATTGGCGAGGGTGGACTGCACAGTTTGGAAGGGATAAAAGAACTGGAATATTATTTTAGAGACTATGACATCAGGGTTTGGTAATTTTTAAAGTAATTGGCAATGAATCTCAACGAATTAAGGGATAAAACATATAAAATCGCTTGTGAACATGGATTCCATGATACGGAATTGAGTAATAAACATTTTCTCTGTCTCATAATATCCGAACTAATGGAAGCTGTGGAAGCTGATAGAAGGGGAAAGCGTGCTAATGTTGATTGGTTTGAGAAGAAAATCTCAACCAGTCGTATTTGTCAAGGGTTAGACCTAGACATTCCCAAAGAGCGCGGTTACGAAGTTGCATACAATGAAACAATCAAAGGGTCAATAGAGGAAGAGTTAGCTGATGCCGTTATTCACCTACTTGATTTGGCTGGGCTTCGAGGGATAAGCCTTGAACCTGCAATGAAGGATATTAATTCAGATGTTATAGATGATTCTGCTGACTCTTGTGTCAGTGAGACATTTACAGAGACTATATATGCTATTTCCACGCTTCCTGTTAGATATGATGGACTATTTGATTTTCCTACAACTGTAAATGATATGATAGTATCAATTTTTGGACTTGCAAAGCATCTTGAAATAGATCTGTTTTGGCACATCGAACAAAAAATGAGATATAACGAACTCCGTGAGAAGATGCATGGGAAGAAATATTAACCCTCAAAACGGTGCAAAAATGAATATGATATTATTTGAAAATCCACCTACGGTCTATTTTGAAAGAATAGAAGACTATGAAGAGAAATCGACTCCGTGGAGACGGGTTCCTCCTACATATAAAGGTTCGTCCACTAAAAGTGGGCGCAACAAGAAACAAATAAGAAGAGATCGTAAACGCAATAAGAAAAGATAGTTATGCCGCATTTAAGTTCAATGGGAAATCAAAAGCTTTATAGAATTGTCATTGATGTCCAGTACGGAGACATGCTGGACGAATGTGATAAACTATACGATGGTAAAGGGTATGGAACTGTTTTTACCGATGCGAATGGAGAAGCTGTTATTGATTATCTGAAGCAATGGGATAGCGATGAATGGACTGACGATGATATTCGCAGCGAAGAACCAAGGTGGGTGAATAATGGCACTGATTCCGTACATCAAAAGGATGGATACACCCTTATTTACAACTCAACTATTGGTGGTGTATATATGCTGTATCGTGAAGCAAATGATGCTGAAATAGAATGGTATAACAATAATTGATATGTATGAAAAATGAAATAAAAATAACTTTCGTAAAATCTCCAGAAGAAGGAGAAATATGTGCTGTATTTGTGAATGAATTTTGGGATAGGTCCAAAACTAAATTGACAAGTTATATGCACATCGGACAACACGCCGGCTGCTCTCCTGACATTCTGAAAAATTGGCCTTTAGCTACTGAACAAGAATATCGGTCATTGTTAGAAGAACTTAATACAATAGGATATGAAAACATCAAAATCATTCAATCAAGAATACATTGAGAAAGCGAAAACGCTAATCCATGAAATCCTCGAAGATAAAAAAGAGTACGATGACTGGACTCAAATCTGTTTTTCCATGCAAAATGCAGTACAAGCTGCGGCTAATATATGGGGAATATCATCAGATGAACAGATTAATAAGATGAGAGCCTTTATTACAGAAATGGTTCTCATCGAACTTTCAAATCTCAAACAGTTTGACATAGTGTTTAAAAAGAAGGGGATAAGGTCATTAGACACATTGTATTGCCCCAAATGTGGAAGTAATAATGTTGAAGAAAGAGCATGGGTAAATCCAAACACAGATGAAATCAGCTATAATGATTCAGTTGAGGAAGAAGATTGCTGGTGTGGCATTTGTGAAGAGCATGTAGAATTATGCACCCTTTCAGAATTATGGGAAATGTTTGGAGACATCCCGGTCAATAACGATGATGAGATTGAAGAAGACTTTCTCAACTTCCCGGTCGGAACCTCAAAGATTGATGTTTGGCATTGGTTTGATGAACGATGTCCTAACAATTTACACGATGATTTAATGTATCCTAAAAACGATGCCGTATAAATCAGAAAAGATTCGTATCGCTGGAACCCAATATGATAGACGAATAAAGCTCACTCCAGACCAAAAAGAATATATAAAATGGTTGAGAGAAAAGCAATTAATCAGTTACTCTAAACTTGCTAAAATATTTGGAGTGAGCAAGCGTCTTATTCAATTTATTTGTTGCCCAGACAAATATTTGAAAAACAAAGAGAGTTTAAAACAACGTAAAGCAGAGGGGAGATACAAACCTACAAAAGCAGAATGGGCAGCAACAATTCGTGAGCACAGGAGATATAAGGAACAACTCAAAAAGAAAGGAGATATAAAATGAAAGATAAGATTCTTACAATGTTCTTCGACATTAATAGATGGACAAAAGCAATTGAGAAAGGCGTTCTGAAGGATATTCGGAAGAGCGAACTTATCAAACTGACAGAAGAACCAACCAGAATTCGTATGGCAGAAGCTATGTTGAATGGTAAATATCAAATAACACCACCACATATTGCACAAATTCCGAAGGATAACGGAGAGTTTCGTACTGTATATGTCAACGAACCTATTGATCGTATAATCCTAAGCATCGCGAATGATTTGCTATTTGATTTAATGCCAGAGATGATTCATCCTGCTTGTAAATCTTATCAGGTCGGTATTGGTTGTGGTAAAGTGGTTTTGGAAGTAAGTCACACAATTGTTAACATGAAAAGTGATGGTTATGTGGGCTGGAAGTCTGATTTAAGTAAATATTTCGACTCTGTTCCTATCCAGTTTATTGACGCAGCCTTTGATAAAGTGGAAGCTAAGTGTGGTCATTCTGTGTTAATTGATGTATTAAGAAAATACTATCATTGCGGATTGTATTTCGATGAGAACAACGAACTGCATGAGAAATATCAATCACTTAAACAAGGATGCGCAGTAGCAAGCTGGTTAGCCAACGTGTTGCTATATAGCCTAGATGATGAACTGTCCCAATTGAATGGGTTTTACGTAAGGTATTCGGATGATATGTTGTTCGTTGGTCCGGACTATGAAAAGGCTATGACCATTTTACAAAAGAGATTGGCCGAAAAATCAATGAATTTGAATCCCAAGAAAGTAGAGTACCTGACTATGGACAAGTGGTTCAAATTTCTAGGTTTCAGCATTAAGGGAAGTATGATTTCTTTCTCTCCCAATCGTCTTAAAACCTTCCAGAAAGAAATAGAATCAAGAACCATCAGAAAACGTGGTATTACGTTGAAGAAGGCTGTGGATTCGGTTAACCGATATTTATATAAAGGCAATGGAGAATATAGTTGGGCGACTCAGACCCTTCCAGTATGTAATGTTCGGGTTGATATTAATGAATTGAATAAATTCGTAATGGATTGCCTTAGAGCCGTTGAAACTGGGAAACATAAAGTTGGTGGCCTTGGCTATGTTAAGGATAAGCCGGATGGTTGTGTTGTTAGAGGCATTGGTCGGAACGTAAAGGCTAATCGAAATAAATCTAAAAGTAAAGAAATTGAAGGTTATTTGACAATAGGTTGTATGCAGAATGCTATTTTGACCAGAAGAGCAGCGTACAATACTTTAGTGTCAATATTGTAACTACAATCTGAACACACAGTAAATGAATCCGAGGAACAAGTGTTTAATATCCAGATTATATATTAGGTACCCCGATTCTATCCTTGAAGGATTACATCCTTCAGTATCTACTCCGGGTACCATATAATCATCTGGATTATATCAATGAAGATAAATAAATGTGTCGATTGTTATGAGGGTTTATAAAGCAGCACAGCAGGCAAGTTCAAGAAGAAAATTTCATATTCTAAAGTATGAACTATTGATCGTTCACCGGAGGTTACAAGGCTGCATAGCCTCTCACCTCAGGTTCTCGATCAGGTCATATTTATAATTATCATGAGAGTAAAGTGATGTGCCATTCATTTGAGGACTTGTAAAATAAGCGAAATACATTCGAAGTTATTCAAGGAATACATTTGTTTACTGTTCCGGTGAGCAGCTTCCTGGATCTATGAGTCGATAACTCATCTGCTCCAGGAATATCCAACCGGAATACATCTATTGGGTAAAGTAATGTATCAGTATTATGAGGATAACTATTTAGCACAGATATGTAATTCAAGAAATATCATTTATATAGCTGGTTATATATCAGGAAGGACCGAGTACTAATTGTCCTGGTCCGTTCCTGATCACACCAGCTCTAAATCGAATAAGTATAGAAATGTGCCAATATTTTGAGAATTACAACTTATTACTTAACACAAAGTTTACAGTCTGGGATTTAGTAATTTAACATACTGGACAAGATATGATGTCCGCGTGATGACGGTCATCCTATGTATGACCTAGGATTACGCGGGTATCTTACTTGATACAGTATATATCATAAACATATAGACATGTGTCACGCTAAATGGGGGCTGTTTTATAAGTAACACAACTTTCATTTATACAAGAACCTTGCGTTTAACAACTATCCGACAATTACGCCGGCATCTACGGTTTTATAAACCTTTATTCCGGCGTATTCTGGATGTTAATATCAGGCTTTTAAAGAAATGTGTCAAAGGTTTGAGTATAAAATCAAAAGTAAACATTATGAAAAATATTTATCAAGAATCAATACAGGCTGTAGAGAACGGAACCAAGTTTAAAGTAGATTTTAAAACACGAAGTTTCAAACTTAATGGCCAATATATTATACAGAATTCGCAGTATGAGGGAAACTTAGGTGTGGAATTATGCGCTTCTCTTGATGAGTTTCTGTCTAATGTAGAGCATTTATATACTCGATATAAACATTCTATTCCATCAACAATGAGTGAATGTAAAAACCGAAAATACTTTAAAGCTTTGTCTGATAAAGATTTGGAGGATGAAGACATGTTGTTTGGAGTTGGTCGAGATATAGCACAAGTCGAATTGGAATTATACATTCTCTGTCAAATAATATTGGGTATAGGTTGGGATGCTAATAAAATGGGTAAATGGTTTTGGCAAAGCAACAAAGATAGAGATTTAGTAATTCTCAAAAACTGGGTTACAGTAGAGAAATAAATAATCAGACTAAAAATTAAATTATTAATAAGTTATGAAACAGTTAAAATTTGAATGTCCTGAGTGTGGTACCGAGTTTACGCTTACAGCTAATCAAACCAAAGCTAAGGAGCGTATTGAAGCTCTAAAGAAAGCCGGTGTTGATGTTAGTGAGCTTTTTGCAATGCAAAGTGCAGATGGTTTGGAGTTTATAGCCTCAAAAAGAGATGGTGTCATTAGTATCTTGGAAGAAGATGATCCAATCTTCCAGGCCATTATAATTCAAGGCACAATTCCTAATCGCCAATTATTCAGACGTTGGGTAATGGCACAGATGTTCCGCATAATTTATATAGCCACCAATACCCACGGTGCTTATAAGCCGATTGGAGTTTCAGAGGTGATTCATAGTATGGGATATGAATATCAGTGGAAGATGTTAAATAACGAGTTGTACGCCCAGCACAAAATGATGCAGAATGGTGATGTTGATAATTTCAGAGATCGAAATCGCTGGTTCAACAAAAGAGTGGTATTAGATATGGCAAAGGACTATATCGAGAAACTCAAAAAGAGATTTGATGAGTTGAAATTAAGAAAATGTAAAGGGATACCGTATAAACGCATAAATGGTCAAAATATTTTCGTGGATGATTTTGATAAAAAAGTAATCAAGCCATTGTTATTTGCAGTACATAAAATACAACATTCCGAAAACACTTATGAACTTTGGCATTCGGTGCAGGAGTTCAATAAAAGGCGTATCAAAATGCATTGGGATACTCCTCAAAATGCAGCATGGCTAGATGCTTACAAAGGATCTGGAGCGTTCTTTACGATGCAGAACATGATTCGTTTTCATAATTGTGTTATCATAGATGACAATGGAAAAACATTAGGTAAAAACGCGTCCCTTGCCTTTTTGAATAAGAAGGCAAAGTTGTATGAGAATAGAGAAGGTTGGCGTTTGATTGGTATGTTGAAGAAAATGCTAGATGACAACAACATTGATGTGGTTGCTAAAATGAAGGAATGGCGTAAATAACTTAATCAAGGCAGTTTTCATAAACCAGTTTAGGTGCATTGCCTCTGGTTTATGAAAATAAAATTAGAAAGATTGATTATGAGAAACGATATAATATTCAAACGTTCCGTCCAATTTCGGGACGAAAATAAAAACAGTTGGACTGTAGATTTTGAGGTTTATAAGGAAGAATCTACTCGTATAAACCGTGAAACATTGCAAAAATTTAAACAAAGTTTCAGTGTTTCGGTATGTGGAGCTGGAGGTATGGGTGCCGGGCAATGCTACGATCATATAATTCCTCGTACAGAAGGACAAAAGAAACTTCTGGAATTTTGGAACAAATATCATCTAGGTGGTATGTCTGGCGGTACGATTCGTCAAGATGAATATTTAAACGGCGAGCAATATGTTAACGACTACAATTACTTTGTGGAGTTGTTTAAAACATATAATGAGCATTACCGTGAACAGTTTGATGATATTTCTTTTCAGATTATTGTTAAGAATTTTAATATTAGTGACGCGGCTATAATACAGGTGAGAAATGTGCTTTATGAGAAAATGAGGAATAATCCCATTCAATATATCCTTGGATTGTCAAACAAATACTTCCATACATCTTCAGATTACAACGTAAAATGTTTCTTTCTTGCTATAAAAGGCTTATATGTAGATAATGGATATAAATATGGTAATGGCTGGTTATCCAGTCCGCTTCCAGATAATATTGAAGAGATTATAAATAATATTTGTGATCTTGTTGAAGAAGAAGAGACTGCGTTAACAGAAGAACTGGAAGCAGTTTTTGACATGGGTGAAAAAGGGTTTGTTGCCACAGAAGAAATTATCCAGCAAGTAATGGATTTACGTGAATGTGACGAAGATGAAGCAAAACGCTTCGTAGCTTTGGGAGTACATTTAGGATGTACATTCGGTGATTTGAATGATACATTTGAAGAATGTTCCTATGGTGAACAACTATACTGTGCAAATGGTATTGATTATTATATTGGCACAGAAGATGAACTGACCAATATAGCTAGTGATAGAGTACATAATGATGATGAATACGCGTATTTATGGCGTGAAGCTGTGGCGGCTCAAAGAACTACCGATTCGTTGAGTGATTGGTTGAATTCAATCATAAGTGAGGATGGTTGGTGCTCGGTACTTAATTCTTGGGATGGACGGTATGAAGAATATAAGATTGCTGAGGAATATATTTGTGTTTGTAGGTCATAAATTGTCATGGAATACATGCTTGTTACGGACAAGGTGAAATCAGTGGCAATAAACGATGATTAATATGGGACATAAAAAGACGATTGATTATTGGAGACACCCAACCAAAAGGGAAATCAAGTTCGGTGAGGGAGCTATTCATTGGTTAACAGTGGATATTGAAAAAGTTCAGAAGCCAGACGGAAGTTTGAAGAAATGGTTTATTCATACAGACGGACTAAGGTACAATCGACCATAGTTAAAGTGATGTCTGTAAAGCAAAGGCTGTTCTAACAAAATAGAGCAGCCTTTTGTGTTAAACAATGGTTAAAGTGGACAACTATTCACACCATATAAAACAATAAAATCTATTCACATTAAAACAGTAATAAATATGCCATTGAAAATTGAGAATATCAAGTTGGCAGGAACCAAGTTTGATGGTCGCGCTAAGTTGTCCCCAGAACAACGTCAGGCTATTCAAATTTTGGCCCGTGAAGGATATAGCCAAAGAAGGTTGGCTGCTATGTTCAATGTTAGCAAGCGGCTTATACAATCTATACTATCTCCTCCTGTTCGCAAGCACTCTAAACAATATCCAACAGAATATTGGACAGAGTTAAAACGGAAGTGTCGAAAAAAGAAAATTGATTTATATAAAAATGGAAAGATCAAGTTTAATAACAAGCTGAAAAATAAATGAAACGCAAGCGTATCAAGTATGTAGCTAACATTGATTTTGGCTATCGTTCAATTACTGATGCAAAGCAATATATAAAAATATTCTTGAAATCGCTTCTTTCGCAAATAGGGTTACAACTAGGAATAGACTATATCGTAACAGCTAACCATTTGCGAATTAGACATGTGAAAAATATTACAGGAAAAATAACTACCACACTTAAAGAGATATTCCCAGTATTCAATTTTTATTGGAAGACTCCAAGACTATTGGTGTGGTTCTAAAATCAATATTAATAATAATTTACAAGTATGGAAACGTATTCTATTTCGGTTTTAGGAGCCGACAAGAAACAGTATGAAATCGCAGATTTCAGAGCAAGAGGTATGAATTATGCTAATGCTATTGGTATTATCGTAGAAACAGAATTTATGAGTCGTGTTTTGGCGTTTGACACTTGGCAAGAACAATGGGGAAATACTGATAGGATCTTAACGGAAGAGCAGAATGAATCCGTTGCTATGCAAACTTTCTCCGGACTTGATCTAACCAAACGTATTGTAGAAGCACAAACTGATATTGATGGAATGACTGCCGCCAAACGCTGCTGGAACTATCAAAAAGGTGGCCTCCAGTGGTATTTGCCTTGTTTGATGGAGCTAGGAGTGCTTTGCGCATATCATGATGAGATAAACAAAGCAATGAAAGAAATTGGATGTCCCGATGAATGTTTACTTCCTACAGAAGATTCTGATGAAACCTGGGTTTGGAGTAGCAGTGAGACCAGTCAGGGCAACAGCTGGCTCGTGTACTTTAGTGATGGCTACTTCGGCATCAGCATCAAGTTCATCAGTCTCATGGTGAGGGCGGTTGCAGCATTTCAGCCTTCGCCGAGCCTGTTGACAGGCGAGGCAAAAAGTAACGATTGTCTGCATAGTGACGAAGCTCTTATAAACATGTTACGTGAACGTGGTTATAAAGGCGAATTGACTAAGACCTTGACTATTTAATATTATCGCCACCCATATTTGATATGGTATGGGTGGCAAAATATTCTTTAACAGCATGGAAACATTTGAAAAGATTATAGAACAATACACACAAAGCGAAGTGTGTATGGGAGAATTGTTAGCTAATATTTCGGCAGATGGCATGTCTATTGAAGACGCTTTTGAATTGTATATAAAAGCTATGAATTATGCTGAAAAAGATGAATTTTATCAATTAGCTGACAGAGAAGTGAAATTATTAACAGCTAAGAATGAAGATGACAAACAGCCATTAAAACAACTGTTAGATTCGCTAAGCATATCTTGATATAATTGAATATGAATAAATACTATTTTGTAAATATAGGTGCGGAGGTAATATGGCATCCTGTAAATAGTGACGAGAAGAAAGTTATGCAAGTGTGCACCTCTGCTCCTCATCCGGTTGAAAATGACACATTAGTTTCTCTAATTTTTTCTGATAAAAAGGGGAACGTAAAAGTAAAGGCCGTCGAATTAACTCCAAAATTGACTGACTTCAATCAAGGGTACTGGTGTGCACTTCAAGATGCAGTAAGTAATGGTGCCTCTGATACGGTTATTCAGGAAATGCTACGCAGTGCCGGATTTACATACTGGGAATGTTACTGGCATATACAAAATTCTGATTTTCAGTCAGAAAAAATATGGTCGATTATTCGTGGAATGTTTTGCCAAAATCCAGATTATATTGATTGGAATGGTGCTGATTATCCAATAAAAACGGTAGTAATCTTTGAAAATACTCCTGATGAAGAAAAGGTGACTGTATCTATCGAGCGATTAGCGCGACAATTATTAGATGATATGGGTAATTGGAGTACACGAGAAGCAGAATCTGTAGATGAACAGATTTATTTCTATCTGGATGAAGAGACCTTTAACATGCCTGATGAAGATATTGTAGAATACTTGAAAAAACAATGAAATTACTTTATATAGATTTATTTTGTGGTGCCGGTGGAACCAGCACAGGGGTAGAAAAAGCCCGTTTAGAGAACGAACAATGCGCTAAGGTAATAGCATGTGTAAATCATGATAAAAATGCGATTGCAAGTCATGCTGCTAATCATCCGGACGCTCTTCATTTTACAGAAGATATTCGTACACTAAATTTATCTCCTTTAGTTTCCCACCTACAAAAATGCAGAGCTGAATATCCTGAAGCATTGATAGTTTTATGGGCTTCGTTGGAATGTACTAACTTCTCGAAGGCTAAAGGTGGTCAACCACGAGATGCAGATAGTAGAACACTTGCAGAGCACTTGTTTCGGTATATTGAGGCTATTAACCCAGACTATATTCAAATTGAGAATGTAGAAGAGTTTATGTCATGGGGAGATTTGGATGAGTATGGTAAACCCATTAGTCGTGATAAAGGTAAATCTTATTTGAGATGGTTGGATAACGTAAGGTCTTATGGCTACAAATTTGAATATAAAATATTAAATTCAGCAGACTATGGAGCTTACACTTCCAGGAAGAGATTTTTCGGAATATTTGCGAAAGGGAGTTTACCTATTGTTTTTCCGGAGCAAACCCATTCTAAAAAGCCAGACCAAAAATTAAAGAACTGGAAGGCAGTACGAGATGTGTTAGACTTTGATGATGAAGGAAAAAGTATTTTTGGTCGCAAAACACCTTTAGTAGATTCTTCTTTATTAAGAATTTATGCAGGACTTATTAAGTTTGTAGCAGGTGGAAAAGATGCCTTCATGGTTAAGTATAACTCAATGAGTAAAGCTGGAAAGTACAATGCTCCGGGAGTTGATGATCCATGTCCAGTAATATCTACTCAAAATCGACTTGGGGTTGCTTGCATAAATCGTTTAAATATCCTAACCGGAAAAGCATTTATTTCTGTTCATTATGGAAATGGATTTTGTAAATCTGTAGATGAACCAGCACCAACCGTAACAACAAAAGACCGATTTTCATTAATTTCTTCTGTATTTATTGACCAACAATACGGGAACAGTAAGCCTTCTTCGCTGGATAAACCACTAGGCTGTATCACTGTTAATCCCAAATATAGTCTTGTAAGCTGTAAACCTTGGATTTTAGATACAAATTTTAAAAATGTCGGCACAAGTATAAATCAACCGGCACCAGTAATTACTGCAAACCGTAAATGGCATTACTTGATGAATCCTCAATTCAATTCTGCTGGCGGATCAGTAGATAAACCTTGTTTTACGTTAATTGCTAGAATGGATAAGATGCCACCATATTTAATTGAAGCATCTAGAGAGGGAGATCTACCTAGCTTTATTAAGATGTTTTCAGGAGGACTGGTATATGAGATATACGACACAGATACCGATGTAATGAAAAAAATAAAGGAATTCATGGCCATGTACGGAATTTCCGATATAAAAATGAGAATGCTAACGATTCCAGAGTTGAAACGTATTATGGGATTCCCGGAAGATTATATGCTAATAGGAACAAAAGCAGAACAGAAAAAGTATATAGGCAATGCTGTAGAAGTTAATATGGCACGAGTTCTTTGTGAGGCATTATGTAAAATATTAGTAACAACGCAACGTAAGGTTGCATAATTTAACAACAATAATATGGAAAATTTAAAATTTAATGTTGGGGATAATGTGAAAATTGTCTCTAATGATTTGCAACCGGCAATGGTTGGTAAAATTGGTCGAGTAAAGAAAGTGTATCCGTCATTTTCTGAAGATTCAGATAACAATATTCAGCCTTCTTACTTTTATCGCGTTGAAGTTGGAGGAGCTGTTTTAAAAGGAATTGCAGCAAGCAGTGATCTGGAAAAAGTATAGAAAAATGATATGAAAAAATACCGAGTGACGATTGACCTGGATGCTTTTGAAATAGTGGTTTCGGCTAATAATAAAGCCGAAGCCAAAAGAAAAGCTATCGAGAGACTTCAAAGAAAGAAGATCACTTCCCTGATTCGTAAATCTTGGCCTGACAATAAGAAAGAGGTGTATGTTGATGAGGAATAATTTGAGAATCAAAAGGAGATATGAGCAAAGATAATATTACAGAGCCTGTGAATACATGGGATAATTTCTATCAAAGTCGTGTCTGTAACGACAGTTATGTGAATGTCTTTTGTAAAAAATATAACCGGTTTATAGAAGAAATAATTATCAATATACAACAAATATCCTACGACCTGAAAGCACCCCTTATCTTAAAGGAGGAAGGATGTGGAATAGGTACTGTAAGCCTTGCTATTTCGCAAATAGGAGAGAGGTTGTTTAATTATTTTGGATTAACAGGTGCTTCTGATGCAAAGAAAATTTCAAAAGTTATCTTCTCTGACATCAATATTCCTATGTTGGAGCTATGTTGCAAGAACACACTCTCAATATCCACGGATAATTACTTAGGAAAAGTCCCATTGTTTTATGTTAAAGAGAATATTTGTGAACCTAAGTTTTTTGAATCATCTACAGTAGTGGTAACACATGGGGTCTTGGAACATTTTTCTGATGTAGATATAACAAGAATCATGTCAACATATAACAATGATAAGGTTTTGTTTCAAGCTCATTATGTTCCAACTAGCCAATACACGTCCCCTTCTTTTGGAGACGAACGTTTGCTGCCTACAGATTACTGGATCACATTAGTAAAACCGGATTATTATCTTCTTGATAATAATGGTAAAGATTTGTATATGTTTAAAACTAAACCGGCACCGACAAGAAGATAAGAGAGTCTATAAATGATAAATTTTGAGAACATGGCAACTAATGTTAATAATGCGGAAAGATTAAGAAGTTATTTTCTTTCTCACAAACAAAGGGAAAATATTATCAATGTATGTAGAGCACGCCCAAATTGGGACGGTTGTGACTATTGTGACTTATATTCAGGTTCAGGGCTTCCATGTTGGAAGCAAGATGATAAACATAATTGTTGCAAATTAGAGGAAGTCAAAACAAAAAACAAGAATGTATGAAAGAAAAATCAGAAACAAAAGATTTAGCAATGACACCTAAAGAACAGGAAATGGATTTGCGTAGATGGTGTGTGGAAGTATCGGTAAAAATCTGTGATAAAGAATCCATCATTGAAGTTGCCGAAAAACTGTACAAATGGATTACACAATAGAAAATGACGTAAAGTCAGGTAGCAATAGTTGTGCACGCCCTGACTTTAAACATTAGTCTAATTCAAAAACAACATGTCCTTTACCAGCAGCAGCTATGCTAATTAACTCTGATGTTAATTTGCATCCCGCATTGGTACAAATGAGAGTTACGTTATTCTTTGACGCAGCCATAGCAATGTTGATTAGTTCTGAAGTTAGTTTTGATTTACAGTTAATCTTTACACTTCCACCTGCGTTGAGGATGTTGATAATTTCACTAGTTAATTTCATAAACAATAATTTTTTAAATTCGACAGTTGTAAAAATAGTAATAAAAAACAAAGGGCGCATCCATTTCAGCAATAATTTTAAAATTCGACACTTTATTTTTATTAGGGTGTGCTCTTTAACTAATAAATGTATAGAAATGAAGATAAGAATAGGAAAATCTTTTGATAAAGAAACAAATGAAGTCTTTTATCAGCTACAATTTAAATTGGATGGAGAACGGACCTATAACGCATATTCTTATGATGTTTTTAAAGAGGAATCTGACGCAAAAGAAGCTCTTAACAAACATCTAAATGGTGAACGTGAATACACTTATTTTGTGAGTGCTGAAAAAGTTAAGAGAATAATCAAAGGGAACCGCGTAGATGTGAAAAAAGTATTAGCATTTCATGTTATGTCAGCTAAGTCAGATTTACCCGGTTTTCGTATTTGGGTGAAAATTAACTAATAAAAAAAATATATATATGAACTTAAGAAAAATTCGTTTTTGGAGTACCGAAGAACAACTTATGTTATATACAAAAGTGTCTTGTGTTTCTGCATTTGGACATTATTTAAATGTCCCTCAAATGCCTGGTTTTTCAGATATAGATACTACGCCTCGTCCTGAACGGTATATACCAATGGTTTTTACAGGAAAAACGGACTGTGATGGCAAAGAGATTTGGGAAGGGGATTTAATCGCTTTAGATTTCCCTATGTTTACAGGGAGTGCTCCTGGAAAAATTATCAAATGTGTTGTTGTTTATGACGAAACAGAAGCAATGTTTGGATTGAAACCACTTGAAGTTAAAGATAATTCTGCAACAGTTCCATTTATAGGACTTAAAAAAGAGATCAAAGTTCTAGGAAATGTGTATGAGAATAATGAATTGATAAATTCTTAACAATTAATATATGATAAATATAAACTAAATTATGGACGAGATAGAAAAGCTATATGAAAAAATCCTTGATAACGAGGATTGGGAAATGGAAGATTTGGATAAATTGCTGGAGCTTGTAAGAGCAGAGGGCTATACGTGTGGGAAACAGTATTCCAAAGGATTGCTTAGAGAGTGTTATAATACCCTTAGCAATTCTACTGGATTGGATGGGGTAAAAGTAACTACAGAAAGTTCATTGACGAGAAGATTGAGAGAGGCTATTGACGAATAACAAAAACATGAACTGGCAAAGCGAAAGCTATGCGTAATACACATGATTATGAAGTTCTGTGATTTACCGATTGAAACCCAACAACGATTGAATTGCGAACGATTGAATTTACATAATCGTTCAATCAATAGTGCATACGAGGTGTTGTTGTATAATCAACCTGGTACTCGTTATTTTCATGCAAGACGTCATCAAAATTCGTGGTATGATGATAAAGGTAACTATATGCCGTTTGGAGGTGGTTCTGAATGGACGCTGCAATATGGATGTATAGGTTTCTCTCGTAAGAAGCAAGTAATGGGTTACGATTATGAATTATGTCGTGGCAAGACCTATTCTAAATCTGCAAATGGGACAATTATTCCAGCTTCTGTAAAAACAAAGAAGGAAGTTTTGAGTATAGCAAAAGCGATTGGAATATTGAAAACATTGGTTTAATTAAAGTTGATATACAATATGGGTAAAACAATAGTTAATGAAATCGAGAAATGTACACAATGTCCGCATTGTACAATTCTTCCAGACCCAGAACCGTATGATTGGTTTTGTGACGATGACGTAAAACTCTTCTGTGAAAAATTAAAAAGGACAGTAGCCGCTGCGCTTCGACCCTACGAAAGTGACGAAGTTGATATTCCCAGTGATTGTCCTCTGGAATAAAATATAATAATAAGAAATATGAACGAAACATTGGAACAACAAATTAAACGTCTGGAATTCTGTCGTGATTGTATTGACCAGTCTTATAAAGCTGGGAGAGATGAATACAATCGCCTTGAACGGATGATTGAGGAATTGAAAGAACAACTAAAATCTACTGATTATGTATGTAGCAAGAGACAAAGATGGGACACTATGTGTCTTTTTTAACAAACCCGTAAAGAGTGATATATGGGGAGATATGGCAATCACGTATCGACTATCCCCGTGATTATTTCAAATTAGACTCATCTTTATTTCCCGAAGTAAAATGGGAAGATGAAGAGCCGACAGAAGTTGAATTAGTAAAGAAGGAGAAAGTATGAGTTATGATTTTTTAGGAGACATAGATCAAATAGGTATGGATGCCTACAAACAAGGTGAAGAAGATGCCAAGAAAAGAGCTATAGAAATTCTGGCTTCTGTTTTAGAGAATTGGGTACATGGTGGTGATGCAGACTGTATCATTGCCGAATTTGAAGAAGAACTAATGAAAAAATGATAACGATATGGCACAGTTTACAACACAAGTTGCAACAAGCATAGAGCAGTCGCAACAATTAATAGAGCTAGGTGTAAAACCTGAAACAGCAGATTTGGTATATCGCTGTACAAAATCAAGCACTGATTCATTGGAATGGGAACTACAATTGTGTCCGCCATCACTGGAAAACATAGATAACAATGACATTCCAGCATGGAGCTTGGTCCGGTTACTTGAACTGCTTCCTTATGAGATTCCTTGCGACCGACCAAATGTTCTTCACCATCCAGAATTGATTAAGTATGAGGATGGGTATAACTTCTCCGTATGTAGATATACCGTAGATTGTTTTGCTGGTACTCCTATCGAGAACAGCCCTTTTGACAGTTGTGTGTCTATGATTAAGTGGCTTATTGTAAAAGGGTATTTTAGCAAAGAATTTTTGCTATGAGAAGAATGCCTTTTACTCTTATGGATGATCCATGCTATCATCCATTCTGCAAGTTCCCGGAAGAATATTACTGGAGGATGCCTTTATGGAAAGACAGGGACAAGGTTAATTCACGTACATTTTTAGGATGGTGTATGCGAGTAATAGAAAAGGTGTACTTAGCAATGCAAACAGAGCCAACCATTCTACAAACTCCTCCTTCTTTGATAAACCGGTATGTACCTCCGACACCAGAGCATCTTTATTCAATGCAGATAATAATTCCTTCTCGACCTCTTGCCTATGACGTTCAAGAAGAATTGCGTAGTTGTATAGAGTTACGCCAGCTGTACTCACACCAATGGTCAACACGACTGTCAGACAAAGAAATACCACGCGGGTACATAGCGGTTCTTGAAAATTATCATGGAGGGAAACTAATATCCCGTATAGGCTTGCGCTGGCTACGAGTACACCCTGCCAAAATTCTGATCTTTTCTGAAAAGCTTTAAAAGACAGTTTACTGTTTTCTTTGTGGTTGTCTTCGTAATATTTATTAGGTGTTTTGTACATGATTAAAAATATTTATTTCAAATAATAGTAGCCAACATGATATTCATTATCATAGTTGGCTACAAATTTAATAATAATGTGTATAATCGAATATAATCGTATTTAAATAAATGAACAAAGAAAGGAAAGGTAGATTCAACGATGTTATTAGTTCCCTGGAAGAAGCGAAGGGAGAAGTGGAGGACATCTTAAATGAAGAGCAAGACTCTTACGATTCTCTCCCAGATGGATTACAAATGTCTTCCAGAGGAGAAAAGATGCAGGACTATATCGGCTTGATGGAGGACTGTATAAGCAAGATAGATGAGGTCGTTGGGTTTGTGGAAGAGAAAATAATAAAGAAAAAATAGATGCTTTATTTTGTAGGTATAAATAGAAATACTTATTTTGCAAATAAAAACTTATGATGGATAGAAAAGAGTTATCGTTTATGATTAAAAATATGAGAGAAAATTCAGGAGTTAGTAAATATCGTGCTTCTAAAGATAGTGGTCTAACTGAAATTCAAATAGGATATATGGACGATGCAACTCATTCATATTCAATCGGAAATATGTTCCGTTACTTAAATGCTATAGGTGGATATTTACAAATAAGGAGTTCTATATATAAGAATTCGTTTATTTTAAAAAGTAGAGAAGATTTTGTTATTGCATTTAAAGAGATGCGTGCCACTAATCAATTATCCCAAAAGAAAGCAGCATTAAAAATAGGAGTTAATTCAGCTATTATAACTGGCATTGAATCTCGGAATATAGACACATCTGTAGATAAATTCATTCAATGCGTATATGGCTTAGAATATGAAATTATTGTAAAAAAGGCAAACTGATGATTACGTTTATTTGTATTATTGTATGGGTTGTAGCAATGCTTTTTCTTGCTATTGTGTGTGGATTACCTTTTAAAAAAGAGAAGGGCAAAGCTATTCCTATAAGAAGATATAGTATTTATGTTTTTATAGGGGCTATATTTACTTTCTTTCTGTTGTATATGTATAACGAACATTATGAATTACTATATAAGTTTTTCTTAGCTATTGGGGTAATTGGTATCGTTATTTATGCTTTGGGTATATCGTTTTTTAGATCTAAAAGATGATTGTCTGGCAATAAGAACTGGCATATTATTTCTGATTTCAATGCCTTTTTCATAACCGTATTTCTTCTTTTTTTTCTATTCTATAGAAAACAATTTTAAGAAGATAGTATGGAAAAAGAGTTGCATACAAACGAAAGTAACAATATAGATATACATTCAACTTCTTTAGAAAGAAAACTTTCATTGGCGTTGCATAAAAGATACCCCGTTATATGGGCAGCAGATAATATTCAGGAATTGGTATTAGATGATAAAGCAACAGTTGAGAATGTATATGACGTACTGGCAGAAATCGAGGATAAGTGCGTGCATTTATCAAAACTCATAAATATAGAATTTAATCCTTCCAATGTTCAGAAATTGGAAGAGGAATATGGGGTACAAATTTCTGAACATTGGAAAAATTACGCTCTAAATGTAATAAATAATTTTGCAGGAGAGGTGCTTGCTTTTGCGATGCAGGCTTCTTCTGTGCGTTAGTCTTCTGGATAGAAAGCAGGTTTATGTCGGTCGTTGATATACATTATTACAACTTTTATAGCTTCTTCTACATGATATTCGGGAATACCGTTCTTGAAAGTTGAAAAAAGTTGTCTATTGGCAGAAAGATAGGTGCAACACCCATCCCAAATACGTGTTGCGATATAAGAGTCGTTTTCATGGTTGATTCGTCTTCCAATAACTTTACTTAACAATTCAATTTGCTCTTTTTCTTTTATGTTCATAGTATCAATTGTTTTTAATCACAAATATATAAAATCATTGATAATTGAGCACAATTGTGGTTAATAAATTTTTCAAAATAAATCCAATAACATAACCATTCCCCTTTTTTCATTCTATTCTATAGAAAATAATAAAGAATATGGAAGAATATGGAAGAACCTAAAAATGCAAAATTATTTTTGGCATTAAAAAGTAGATATGCCTTACACAATACCGACCGTTTGGTAGAGTTCATATTGGATGATCAGAAGACATCTTTTGACTTTATTACTGAAATTATTCCCCAAATAGAAGAAGAGAATAAAAAAGCTCCTAAACTTTTCAAGGTAACTGTTGATACAGACATTCTGGAAAGGTTACGTGCAAAACAAACATGTAAGGGGAAATACCCCCTTAATGATGCGAATATAGCAAATGAAGTAAGGCTGATAGAAGTATATCTAGCAGATAAGGTTTGGGACCTTGTTGGACTAGCCTATATGGACCAACGCTAAAATTCTATTATATTTCCAGCTATTTTAGGGTTATCAATCATTTTCTGAGATAATTCTAACGCTTTATCAATATGATATTGAGGAATTCCATGTCGGCAAGATTCAAAAAAAACTTGCGGACATGTGGAAACGTATGTTTGGCACCCAACCCAAATTCTCTCTTTTTCATAAGGGGTTACTTCAGGGCCAAAAGTTCTTGTTACAACTTTTACTAATAACTCAATGAGGTCTTGCTTTTCTTTTGTATTCATTGTATCATCAATTGGTTTGATTGCAAAAATACAAAATATTGATATTTAGCTATAATTATAGCTGATTAATTTTCAAAAATACATCAATATATAACTATTTCTTTTCTATTTTTCTTATCTAAGCTGATTCTATTAGAATAAATGCTGCAACAAATTTGTAACTAAAAAATAAATTATTACCTTTACCAGACAAATTGGAAATGATTTTGTACATTGAACAATCCTGTTAATTATGTCAGTCTGTGTAATTAATTCATAATAAAAATAAAATAAGCTATGTACCCACACGATAATATTTTTAGTATTTATTACAATATAGGGAAGCGAACTCCATTCTTGGTTAAACGATGTGAGTTAGGGTTAGCACGTTCATCCAGCGAGGAAAGACGTATTGACCCAAATCAAGATAGAACCTTCTTAGTCGAAACTGTAAAGCCGCGTGGCAAATATGGTAAGGCTTATGGCAAGTGTTTTGTAAATGGTAAGCCTGATGATACATATAGGCAAGAATGTTATCCAAATATCAAAGACGAAGAAATCCCTTGCGCCGGGTGTGGCGAATGGGTCTTGATTGATGTTCCTGGTGTATCGCTTGATGAAATATTTCCCATTCATAAAGCGGATGAGATACTTATGTTTGGTAAATATAAGGGGAAAACTTATGGTGACATTTATAAGATAGATTATCAATATCTTCATTGGCTAGAAAAAACAGATAGGCTTTTCAAAGTTAATTTTGAGGAGCTTAAACAATTATATCCAGATGTCGAAAAACAGGAAGATATATCTATTGCAGACCAAGTAATTGATTTTGGGAAATATAAGGGACAAAAGTTTCGTGACATTAAAGATGATATTTCTTATCTTGAATGGCTTGTCTCAATAGACAAAATATCTATTGAAGATTTTGAGTTGTTGTCCACGATATAATACCATACAGTTTTGGCTATAAACACTTTTAACACCCATATTTATATGAATAAATTTTTATGCTCTCTTGTATTTGTGCTTTCTTTTTCTTCAGTCCATGCACAATCTAATGATTCACAAAAGGAAATACAAACACTTGTCCAGAGAGTCGATTCTCTTGAACATGAATTGTCATACCTTAAATTGACTTATGAATTAAATACACTTAATTCCGACATAACAATGTTTTCAAACGAGGTGTACACCAAATCTATCGCAATTCAATTAGACCTCTATAATCGAAATTTTAATTCCAAATTAGGTGATGCGTATCAACAATATTATGAAACATGCCAACGTAAGAAACAATCAATTTCTGAACTCATTGAAGCTAAGAAAACATTATACTTAATTAAAGTTATAACATATCCTTATTCCGAGAGTGAACTAAAGACGTTAAAGGCAAGTTATAACGTAATTAATGATGCGTATGACTCGTTAGGGAAATCAATGGAGTTACTGGAAATTGTTATTGATACATATAATAAGTTTTTGTAACTATTTAATTTCGGCTTATTCGATAAGTTGTGGAATTCCGAAATTGGTGTTAAAAAAGAATTTTGTCATTCTGGTGTAATAACTAAAAATAACAACCATTCTTTTTCCATCTTTCCTATTCTATAGAAAACTGTAGTTGTCAATATCAGTACTTTGGTATCTGGTATTGTATCTATTTAATATGATATTGTTATAGACTAAAATTTTGTTATATGAAAGCTATTATTGAAGCAAAAAAATATAGGGACACTGATTCTTCGTATATTGTTGTCGAGATACGTTTTTTGTGTGTTCCTATATTTTATTATAAAAAGCAATGGGCTTGTTAGTCGATTTTTACGAAAGCATTTATATTTCCTGTTATTGTAAGATATGCTCCTTGGGTATGACTCCAGTACACTGCGGTTAAATGTTCATTGTCTATTTTATCTATAACAACCATCTTTATAGGATCAATGGCATTGACAATTTTTACGCTGTCTCCAATTTCTATATTCATAATGATAAATATTTATTAATCGTTTCAGCAAAGATACTGCTATTTATTGATAATTGAATACAATTGTAGCCAATTAATTTTCCAAAAATGTACTTGGTTTTCTAAACTAATTCTATCCAGTTTCAACTATTACTTAAAAAAGGCCGGAGATATATTCTCCAGCCATACAGATAAAATTCATCAATTTGTAGAGTCTTTCTGACTCCTTTTGGTTAGTCCTGCAAACCTTGCGATGGCGGCTGAAATAATATCATAAACCAGAATAGCATAATTGATCCATGATATTCCAGGCGCATCGGCGAGGTTTGCTACTAAAAGGGCAACCAACATGACTAATCTTACCATGTTGGTTACAAAATTACATAAATCGTTGATAATCGTATATAATCATTTATAAATATGACAAAAAACAAATTATCTATTGCGCCTCCAGATAAGAAGAAGACTTTGGAGGCGTTTTTTCGTTATTATGAGTTAAGCCGTTTATTGTTCGGTCAAAAGCAAAACGAAATATATGATGTCACGGATATTCCAAAGACAAATAAGTTTTATGAGTTAGCGAAAGAAATAGCTAAACAATTAGAAATTGACTGGGAAAATATGACACATGAAGAAAGTAATCGTGTTATGTTGGCCTTATTGGAAGATTCATTTAATCTTATACGTGATATTGAAGACTCCAAATCTATAATCCTTCAAACTAAAATAGTGATAAAGAAATGAGTGATGCACAGATTTATGACTTGTATGCTCAAAAGATTTCGGATATAACCAATATTCCATATCCTTATATTATTGCATTGAGAGATAATGGTTTGTTGAATCAGAAAGAAGCAAGAGATAAGTTAATCCGACATGATTATTGGAAATTGATGAAAACAAACAAATTCACACATAACCAGATACTTGAAAAACTTTCTGGTATATATGATGTCAATAAACGTAAAATTTTATATGCGATAAAAGTTAAACCCAAGCGCGTATATTATTGTAGGCAATGTGGACTCCAGTTATCGAAAGTCAAATACATGCGGAACGATGGTATATGCGATAAGTGTATTTCTAAACAAATAAAATTATAAATTATGGACAATCTGTACATTGAAGCGTATAAGTTCTATAAGAATGACTACGCACATGGTTTAGTATTATTTCATATCCAATCTCATTTTGAGGCTTATGAAGATGATGCTATTCAACTGGGGGCAGTACTGAATCTCCCAGTATATCTGCAAGAAGGCGTGAAATTCTGTAGTTTCCCGGATTATGAACTTGAAAACACCTTGTTGTTCCTTGTACAGATTGGTATCTCGGTTAAGACTATAGAATATCGAGATGAAAATGGGGTATTCGCAATACCAAAAGTGAAACAAATTTTGGATGATATTGAAGCTGATTATTGACATTTTCGATATACTAATAGTGATTTTTGTAAATATCTGTAATATAGTCAATTATATTAAGTATTATATTTAGTTTTATATATAGCTAATTTGTTGTGTGACAGTTGGTTAAATATAAAATAATTAATAAATTGATGTCATAATTTAAAACAAAGTCGTACCTTTGCCTCACCATCTTAACAAAATAGTTGGTGAGGCTTTTATATGTAAACAAAAATCATAGGAATATGGATAAGATAAAAACAAAATTGAAATTTATTAAGTCAGACCGTACAGAGTCATGGGTAGGATTTGTTTCTATCAATACTAAAACCGGTTACATTAAGGGCGTTAGAGAAGACGCAAAGGGTCCTAAAAAAGTATGTATTGTAACACATGAGCTAGAGCCAATTATTGAGCCGAATGTGCTTTATGATGTACAAATGGTTCCTATGAAAAATGAAAAGGCTGGATACATCGTTGTAGCAGCGGAACCACATGCTTTTGATGCAAAGATTACTTCTACAGTTGTAAAGAACGCTGTGTATTTAGTGGAAGTAAAGTTCGGAAACAAGACAATCAAATACGATCCGCTGGATGGGGTCAAAGATTCTGTTCGTACTATTGATGGGGTTGTAGAGGAACTGTCAAAACGTAAAGACATCAAAAATCTATTGCTGGTAATTGATGATTTCTGTAAGTCAGCAAACATTGTATTAACCGCATTCCAGAACGATGGTCATTATGTCGCAGCAAAAAAAGTTCTCAAAAAGTAGAAAACCTAAGCTTCCGAGAAAAAGAAAAAAGGCTTGTATAAAAGCACAAGGACGTGCTTCGTATTATAGCACTGTTAATCTTGCTAAAGTAGAAGGAGAGTGGCCTTGTAAATTTTGGGTTAATTCGACAGTAGAAATAAAACCGGTAATGATAAATGGTGCTGTGGCTCTTATTCCCACACCCGCTCAATATTGGTAGAATATGATAGAAATTCCAGTAGAGGGAATAGCTACAGACGCAGCTCATTCCACGAAAAATAAAATAACAGAGTTTCAGGGGATAGATTTACGGACCGGTAAGCGGATCTTTTATCAGAACCTGGGTAATAAAACGGTGAATATTGGTGAGTTCTTAGGTGTTGTTGAAGCAGCAAAATATATCATAGAAAATGATTATTCTCCCAGAATTATCTATACAGATAGTATAACAGCTATAGCTTGGTTTCAAAACAAAAAAACAGCATCCAAGAAGAAATGCAAAGAACTTCAGAAAGCCGAGATATTTCTTAAAGCTCTTGCATGGGATGTTGATACAATTGAAGTCAGACACTGGAACAACAAAGAATGGGGTGAGACCCCTGCTGATTTTGGAAACAAATGAAAATAAATACAATATGAAGATTAAATTTCGCGTTGGTAATAAGAAAGTTAAAACTTTATGGCTCTTATTCCAATTTCTCTTTTGTATATATTTCTTCGTAATGGCCATTACGGAAGTATATCAAAGCTGTAGTATTGATTATACTTGGACAACTTTGAGTATATATGTTAGTGGAAGTGAGATAACTTGTGTACTAATATTAATGGGGCTGTTATTGAGTTTTTGCACTATCTTATCAAGCATGGCTGATTTCTTATCAATCTTAGCTTGTTGGGTGCGTTATTTTACGACAAAGAAAAACTGTGCCGCCAACCACGACACAGAGTTAGATGCAAAATAATCAATTGAAAGTATAGGACACTGCTGTTGATTACAAGTTAAACAAAGACATTAAACGCTCTATTCCTTTTAGGATGCAGGATAAATTGAGCAATCTGACATTAAAGTAAGTTTCGGTGTGTTTTACCTCAACTTGATTGGATTTAATGTTTGTCTTAGTTCTCTTTGCTTCAATATTCACAAGGCAGTGCTCCTTGCTTTTAGTTACCATTGCAAATACAAAGTTATGTATTTTGAACTTACAAACAGTAGAATCTCCTAATTAAATTAATTATAATATGAAAGAGCAAATCATATCTGAAAGGGCAAATATTATTGCCAATTTGAGACAATTGGTTCAGTCCTTAGTGGAGTTGAATATGAGAGCTAAAACACACGTGTCTTCCAATAAGGCAGACATTAAGAAATTGAGAAAAGACAATAAAGAGTTGGAGAAGATGAAAATCCGAAACTCATTCTTTATCCGGATTTTTTCTTTGTTCTTTAAGTCTTGATAAGATGATGCCGCAATGGTGGAATTGGTAGACACGATGGACTTAAAATCCATTCGTCCGAAAGGACGGTGCAGGTTCGACTCCTGTTTGCGGCACAATGACATAAGTCAACAAGAGTTCTTTGAAATATACCAAACTTAATATGCGATGAAAAAGTATATAGAACAATTCTTTTTTATGATAGCGGTCTTATTCATAGGCAATAGAGTATTCAATCATGTTGACGCTTGGTTGGGAATTGCTATATGTTTTGGGGTTTGCTATCCAGTTATTAACATCATTAAATTAATTATCAAAAAACATGAAAACGAAGATTAAGTTTATGTTGGTTGCTCTTATGGCAACAGTGATTTTTTCATCTTGTGAGCGTGTTGCTCCTAACTATGCCGGTGTCCTTATGGAGAATTATGGTAAGGAAGGTAAAGAAGATTTTAAGATTGTATCCGGAAAAGTTTCCACATGGGAATGGGGAACAGAGTTGTTTCAGGTGCCATTGTTTGAACAGCGTGGAGGATTTCAGAAATCAGTTACCCTAAAAGCTGCTGACAATACAGAGTTCAATGCTACTCCGTTATACTCATATAGAGTTATCAAAGACAAGGCAATTGACGTTGTTTTTGATAATAAACATATCGGAAACGGAGATGGATTTATGAGATCTTTGGAAGACAATATTCTGGAACCACGTATTTACGACCTTATTAAAGAAGAAAGCCGGAAATATAAAACAGATACACTTATGGCTGATGGGGGTTCTTTAGCTTTTGAGAAGAAGCTGGAGGATATTGTTAGGGCGGAATTTAAAGATAGAGGATTGGACCTGAAGTCATTTTCAGCCCAATTAGAATTTAGTGATCGAGTCCGGGAAAAGATTGATAATAGAAACGAGGTTAACACTAATATTTCCGTTATTGATCAGAAAATCGAAGAGCAGAAAAAGCAAAACGAACTGGAAAGATTAAAAACCGAACAGGCTCTTATCACATCGAAAGGGTTAACTAAAGAAATTCTATATAAACAGTTTATTGATAAATGGGACGGAAAAACACCGCTGTATGGGGTAATTCCAGAATTTCTGAAGATGACGAATTAAAACTCATAAATAAATTGGAAAGAGGAGGGGTGCGATCCATGTAGTTTCCAACTTTGGTTTCGCTGGGATGGCTGCATGGGTTGTTAAGAAGCATCTTGGAAAAATGTTTTGCACCCCTTTATTCCTCTGGATGGAAATTATGTAAAATGCTTGAATGCCTGTGAACCGATCGTATTTCACATTCCAAATGGCAAGAAAGCTCAATTGTTGTTTTTACGTCCTACGGACGGCTTATCGTCTTTTGATTTCCTGTATAAGAGTTTGTATCTCTCGTACAAGGAGGACAAGCAACAGCAAATAAATTTCCATTGCGGCTGCAAAGTTAAGGATTTTGCAGTGATGGGCAATAGTTTAATTGGTAGAACGTCCGTTTTTAACGGAAAGTCCGGGTTCAAGTCTCGGTTGTCCAACGAATTATAAATAGCCTGTAATATATTAAAAAGAGAAACTTTAATTATTTTTTAACTTATAATATACATTATGAAAATTGTTTTTAACAAATCATCTTTTGAGTTTGACGGTTTAAATGTTGTATTGAGCGTTATACTATTATATGCGGCGTTCAATAACGAGTTGTCTTTTAATCCCTTCTATTTGGATTCTGTATGGCTAAAAGGTATATGGATAGCTTTTTTGATTATTCTATTTATTTTATTGATACTAAGAGGTATTCTCTTAGTCATTCAACTGAAAAGGATATTCAAAGAAAAGAAAGTAAATAAAGACAATTAATGTGTTAACGCTTTCTATTAAATGCCGGTGAAAAATCCGGCTGTTTGCTCGGTTCGTTTATCGGAAAGGACATCTGCCTTTCGAGCAGAAAAGAATGGTTCGACTCCATTACCGAGTACAACAAGCCCGAAGTACAAGGGAACGAACATGCAGGTTATGTTGAGACAAGTCAATATACAAGTAAACTAAGCCCTGTCCGGAATCGTTGGTCCGGGAGTGTGATACCGAGCTATTGGTAGAATCGGTATGTTAGATGTCTTTATGGGAGTGTTCGATTCCTCCACCATCGCCGAAAGGGGATGGGTCGGTTAGGGAGATAAAGACATCATTTGCTCTTATAGCTTAGTGGTAGAGCAGATGACTGTTAATCATCAGGTCGGTGGTTCAAATCCATCTAAGAGCGCATTTAAGGTTAAAAAGATTGTTATTGGATTAGCTTATTTTTCTTTCCGCGAAGCTGTGAAGTTGTGAAACTTCCAGCTATCTGGTTCATTAGCCAAGTGGTAAGGCAATGGTCTACAAAACCATGATCGCAGGTTCGATTCCTGCATGGGCCTCATAAAAATGGGGAGTTGAAATTACTCCCCAAAGATGACAACCATAGGGCTAATATGGTTGTGAAATCAAAATGACAGCGGCTATTCGCAAAGTTGAATCAAAAGAGATATGACAGCTATAATTGTCTGAAGGACAACACAGATTGCAACTATATTGTCTCTTCGCTCTTGGCTAAAATGATTCGATTTACCCGTAGGTTTAGTTATATTGCTTGCAAAGGTAAGTGAAATTTGCGATAAACTGTCTTTTGACCGAAAAACTGTTAAGGGTTAAGTGGAAACCGGCCCCTGTGCAATTACTGGAAACTTCAGTACAAACACTCATCCGGTCATGGTGGTTACAGTTGCTCCACCATTATAGTACATTAGTTCAGTGGTTAGAACGCTACATTGTCACTGTAGAGATCACGAGTTCGATTCTCGTATGCACTGCAAAAATACAACCATGCAGCCAACTACTGCATGGAGAAAGATAAAAATAAATCAATTGTTAAATCTACGGACAATCCATTTGCCTATAAGGTAGATTGCAGTACAAACCGCGAAACTGGCAGTAATTGACACTGCTAATGTCAAGTCCAGATTGATGTCGTAGTTAACATTAACATTTACATTGGTCGTAAAGTTTGCGTTAATGTTTGTATTACAGCTATTTATAGCAAACATTTGAAGGAAAGCCGTTATCAACGGATTCATTTCAATCTGTTTTAACCGCAAAGATACGGCTTTTCTTCTTATTGTCCGTCTAAAAGCATTATTATGAGTAGTCAAACAAAAACATCCGGTAATGGAATCGGATTCTTAGGATTGCTGGCAATTGTGTTTATCACATTAAAGTTGTGCAATGTAATCAATTGGTCATGGTAGTGGGTGACTATGCCTCTCTGGGCATTTCCAGTCGCATGTTTGTAGGGATCGATTATTGCAGTGATTGTATGTTTTTTACTTTCATGTTTAATCGTATTATGAAGCGGAAATAATCACATATTCATAATGTACGCTGCACTTATTACAGATATTTTACTAATTGTTTCAAGGTAGTATTGGATAAGTTTGGGAAATGGATAAAACGGAACGACAATAAAAAATATAATGTAGATAATATAACCAAATAAATAAGTATATTTGCGTAGTGTTATGTAATTTATATAAATGATATGAGCCTAAGTTATACATTAGATAATAGTAGAAGAGAATATTGGATAGAACAGATAAATTCTATTCGTACTCAAATATTAAGATTCTCACTTGACCGTATTGTAGAATTAAATTTCTGTAATATAAAAAAGGAGGAATTTACTCCAGTACATATTGTTTTACTAGCATGTCTATGCGAACATTTGTATCGGTTAAAATTTAATATAAGAGTTAACGCTAGTGCTGAAATAGTAGATTTTTTGAAAGAAGAGCTTAAATTTCATTTGTATTTTGATAACTCTAGCAATGAACATATTGAGTCTGAAAATAGTTCTATATTAAATTTGTGGAAAGTCGTAAAAAATAGAGCTCAGGGATATAGCATAAGTGTTACAACCTTTTTCCGCAGAACATGTTTTGATGGGTATGATTTAACAGGACTTCAGACTTCATTGGATGAAATATATAACAATATTGCAGATCATTCAGAATCTAACGGGAATGCATTCTCTTATATTAGTTATGAGGAGGAAAAGCACATGATTCATGTTGCTGCTTGTGACTTTGGGGTAGGTATTCCGTTTACATTAAAAAGAGCTGGATATAATTATGAGAATGATGCGGAAGCTATAAGACAATCTTTGGAAGTAGGTGTCTCTGCAAAATCTCAGACGCACAACAAAGGTTTTGGATTGGATAATGTCACATCTAATCTTTCTGAGGGTGGTATGTTAAGAATGGTGAGTAATAGTGGCGTTGTATTTTGTACAAATGCTAAGAATAATGTGAAACAGTATCTAATAGATTATAATTTTCAGGGGACTTTGGTCTTTTTTGATATATGTATAGATACATTTGAAGAGATGTTGGACGATATAATGATTTAATATGGAAAATGTAGTATTATTAAAAGACATTCTGAAGGATAATCAATATCCAGAAGCAGGAGTGTTATTATTTAAAATAGCAAAAGAGGCTATAGATAATGGAGAAACCCTTATTTTAAATATGAGCGAGATCGAATCTGTTCCAACTGTATTTATGAATACATCCTTTGGAGAACTTATTGCATTGTATGGAATTGAAAAGACAAAGAAAGTTTTTCTTTTTAAAAGCATAACTAAAGCACAACTTCAAAGAATACGGAAGTATTTTGCAGATTATGAAAATATTGTTATGAAAAAAGATTGAATATTTTTTGATAAATAGTATACGGAAGAGAGGTTGTTTTATTACCTCTCTTTTTTATTTGCCAGATACATTTTAGTTCTATCAAAAGCTAATTTATTTCAATAAAAAGATATGAAGAAGGATGATGATAGGCATTGTAGCGAGTGTAAACATTATGAAATATGTACGAATTTCTATATGTATTGTAAAGTCTTAAAAAGACGAATTACAGCCAGAAAGAAACCTTGTAAACATTACGAATCATTTATAAGAAAACAGAAAATGAAAAAATCACTGGATGAGATAGAAGCGGGAGATGAAGTGTATTATACTTCTCGTTATTATTCAAAAATACTCAAAGTAGACCGTGTTACTTCAACTACTATCGTTTGTGGAAGCGAAAAGTTTAGAAAGCAAAATGGTCGCCAGATACCGGCAGATACATGGGGTAGTAGTTACATTTCAGTACTTACTGAAAGTCTGAAAAATCAATATTATGAAATGATAAGAAAGAAACAACTTATAACCAAGATAAAGTCAGTAGACCTTTTTCAGTTATCTGTTGACTCCCTCCAACAAATATCAGATGTTATTCAAAATAGTATGACCGATGAAAATACTTAAAAGAGTGAAAAAAATGGTATAATAACATGTTGCAATTTAATAGAGATACATATTCTGAAGCCAACTCTCCCATTAAAAATCGCATAGAGCGAAGAAGATTGGCAAAAGGACGAAAATAAAATCTCTAATAGTTATACATAGTCTAAAAACTTTTGTATCTTTGAAACATAAAACAAGTGAGTCTATCCTACATTTATTAACCTATGGTTGGTAATGTAGATGAATTGAAATATTGGGATGTGATACTAAAATGATACCAAATGTGTAATTATCTGACTATCAACATCAATTTTACCCCCTGAGGGTGTACAAAAGCATAGAAGGAGAATCTTAAAAAGGTTCTCCTTTTTTTATTATAATTCGACTTGTCACTTGTATGGGGGAGAGAATGGGTCAGTCCGAAAACCCTGTTTGAGCTCCATACTATACCGGAATGAATAAATCTCATAAATCGATAGTAACTCAAATTCCCCTCCTTCCCGAAGGAGGAGATTTAAGATACTAACGACTTTTTAGTCGGCCCCAATAAAGATACTGCCTACTTTTAATTTGGCTTATTTCCGTACAAAAAAATAATCTGAAAACAACCGGGGTTTTGAACTGACCCGGAATCACCAGCCGGCCTTATAAGAATCACCTGCTTGATTTAATAATCAATGTTCCGTTTATTAATCTCTTCTGTACGTTAGATTAATGCCTTTTAATAGTAATAAAGACAGGTTTCATGTACATGGTCCCATCGGCTTACATACGTGAACCGACGGGATCATGTACGTAGTCCGAATGCTTCACGTACGTGAGACGAAAGCATATATCTGACAGAATTGATTAATCGGGCTTTGTCAGTGCATTAAATATACTGGCTTTAGCTGTAATACCTGCTATCTTAATATGTTTCGACGGGCGTCGGAGGATTACTTTAAAGGGCTCATGGGAAAAAATCCCTTGCTAATCGCAAAAGAAGAGGGTGATTAGTGGGGATTATGGAGAATAAAACGATGCAAAAAGCAATTATTAGGTCGGGAATGGTGTTTTTTGTGTTGGGGAAACAAATGAGTCTGTTCTCTGCTTATGTGCTGATAATCAATATGGTAAAAGATTAATGGCCATAATACAACGTGATAAATGAATTTGTATAAATCCTATTATCACCTTATTATCACCACTTATTGTCACTTCAATCTTATTGATTTATAGTTGATTGACCGTAGAAAGTGATAAGTGACAATAGAATAGTGTGTTTGAAACGATAAGAGAGAAAAATGGAGATCAAACAAAAATACCGCTGTCCGGAGTATTAAACTTGGGCAGCGGTATTTGTTATTAAGTGATTCTTATGTTAGAACTTGAAGAAGTTCTTAGCATTGTTATAACTGATATCTTCAATCATCTGATTTACGCGGTCCATCTCAGATACCGGAATTTCTCCGTTCTCTACATCACGTCCTACCAAATTACACAAGGTACGGCGGAAGTATTCGTGACGTGGGTAAGAAAGGAATGAGCGGGAATCGGTTAGCATACCTACGAAACGGCTCAAAAGCCCTAGTACGGATAAAGCGTTCATTTGTTTTTCCATACCGTCCTTTTGATCGAGGAACCACCATCCGGAACCGAACTGAATCTTGCCGGCTATCGAACCATCCTGGAAGTTGCCCAACATAGTGGCAATCACTTCGTTGGCGCAAGGATTCAGGTTGTAGAGGATTGTCTTAGTCAACTTACCGTTAACGTTCAGACGGTCGAGGAATTTAGACATCGCTTTGGCTGTTGTAAATTCGCCGATAGAGTCGAAGCCTGTATCAGGGCCCAGCAATTTGAACATCTTCGTATTGTTATTGCGGATAGCACCGTAGTGGAATTGCTGAGTCCATCCTTTTTCCCAGTCCATTTCTCCGAAGATCACCAGCATCGCAGACTTGAATTTCAGAATTTCTTCTTTGGTCAATTCAGTTCCGCCATATACCTTATTAAATATGGCTTTGATTTCTGCATCGGTATAATCTTCTGCATAGAATTCTTCAATACCGTGGTCGGACAAGCGGCAACCTTGTTCGGCAAAGAAGTCGTGACGCTTGCGAAGGGCGGCAATCATATCATCAAAATTGGAGATTGTCACACCACTCACTGCTGATAGCTTTTCTACATAAGCACGGAAGTCGGCAGGAACTTCTACCGCCATTGCCTTGTCAGGACGCCAGGTTGGCAACATCTTGATTTCAAAACCGCTTTCGCGTGTCTGTATATGATATTCCAGAGAATCAATCGGGTCGTCAGTAGTACATACTACCTCTACGTGATAGCGACGCATCATTCCGCGGGCCGAATATTCCGGTTGGGCCAGCTTCTCGTTGCATTCGTCATAAATCTCGCGTGCAGTTTTCGGGCTTAAAATCTTGTCGATGCCGAAAGCTGTCTTCAATTCCAGATGTGTCCAATGATACAATGGGTTGCGGAAAGTATAAGGAACTGTTTCAGCCCATTTTTCGAACTTTTCCCAGTCTGTGGTATCTTTTCCTGTACAGTAGCGTTCGTCTACGCCATTGGTACGCATCGCACGCCATTTGTAATGGTCGCCGCCCAGCCAGATTTCAGTCAGTGACTTAAACTTGTAGTCGTCAGCTACCATTTGAGGAATTAAATGACAGTGGTAGTCAATAATCGGCATTTTAGCCGCATGCTCGTGATACAACTTCTGCGCAGTTTCTGTCTGCAGCAAGAAGTTTTCATCCATGAAGTTCTTCATTGTTACTGTGTTTTTAGTATATAAAATTATTACTTTCTGCATTTATACCTATATAGTATTGATTTTAAAGCTAATAGGTGTAAATCTTCGTTTTAGTTTTATTAACCGTTATCGAACACAAAAATAGAAAATTTACTTGGAGTAACAAAATAA